GTTATGGAGGTACTGGTAATAGAATTCTAGTCCCAGTACTCCAGTTACCCATGCAGCATATACTAATCTTGCAGTCAATAAGAGTTGTGGATTAATTCCTCTTCTCTTGATTGATAGGGTAGACATTATGCGAAATACTTAAAGTAAGTATACGCTGTGATGATTGCCCAGAAGCCAACCATTGCTGCGCGTCCTTGTGAACGCTGCCATATATCGAAATTGCTGTCCATTAGAATACTCCTGGAATGATTTGTCCAGTGTATGCATAAGCACCTAGTGCTGCCATGATGCCGATCATTGCCCAACGTCCGTTGGTAATCTCAGCACTTAGGAACTGTTCTTGTT